ATGAGTTAAGTTGTAAAACAATTTGTTCTAGCTGTCGTACTAACTCAGCAAAAGCTCTTGGATTGTATTCTTCTGGTGGATCAGGAAATCTGGTTTGAGGTATCTTTGCCATTAACGTCCACCGTCAGGATATGCATCTATTGTAAAAGTACCCATCTTAAAGTTACCTCCAGATTCATTACTTGTAATTTTAAAATTAGCTTGTCGACCACGACCCCTCATGTCTTTTTTTGTATCGGTTGTTTGTACAGTTAAAGCCGTTTGGCTAATTACATTACCATAAGGATAATTTTTAAAACTCCACGTTACATCTAAATTACCGCTCTGATCTCTAAAGTCAGGAATAAATCTAGCAATACGCATCAATTGTTCTCCGCCTTCATCAATATTAAAATCACCTGATTGAATAAAAGATTCCATTGCGGAACCATCTGCATCAGTGCCAAACTCCTGTTGATAATAATTTGATACACCATTAGATAAACCAATTACAGTCGGAGTAGCGTTAGCTACGGTATCTGTTAAATATTCTGTAGCTAAAGGATTTTGAAACACACCTCGATCAACCCATGTTGTTCTATTTAAAGATCCTATTGACCATGATTGTTCTAAGTAATTATAGACAACACATTTATTGACTTGAGGTTGTGGATCATTATTAGGATTAGTGACATAAAACCAAATAATTTCTGCAAACTCTGTATTCACACCTGCAAAGATTTGATCTGTTTGCGTTAAATCTAAATTTTCAAAAACGAAGTCATCAACGGTACATGGTAGTTTTTTCACTGTACCATCAAAAGCAAAGAAAGCATTCTGTCCCATCCAATATGCAACGTCACGCACAACCACTCCTGCGTGTTGTCCAAGTAGTCCACAGTTACGACCTAATTGATTAAGTCCAAAAGTAAAAGGTGGTCCTATAAACTGTAGGCCGTGAAGCGAGGTATCTGTCCAAACTAAGATTTGACCACGAGCTTTATCAGCGCCGACAATAGTCGAACCATCTTGAATACGTAATGAGCCTGCAGTGTTTTCCGCTGCTGGTTGATAAGTATTAATATCTTCTTGAGAAGAGAAACGTAATAAAAGAGGGTCTTGAGAAGAACCAGTCCCTATAGTTTTTTCTGTGCCGAATAAAATTAAGTGACGATCTGGTGTAGAAACCAAAGAAAACTTTGAAGTAGTAGGGGCGTTTGTAACTAAACTTGCTTTACCTGCTAAACCATCTGAGGTTGGCGACCATTGATACGTTGAACCATCTAATACCGTAGCAATTAATAACTCACCAAAATTATCTAAAGACCAGTCACGACCATCTAACGTCACAGATGATGTTGTACGAGCCGTGCCCCATGTAGAGGTATTCCAAGTTGACGTACCCCAACCATAACCAAAAGTAGAAAAAGCAGGAGCAATATTAATATCAAAACTTGCATCAGTCGTTCCTGTTGTTACTGAACCTGTGGATTCAGTAGAATCTTGTTCAATAACAAAAGCATTTGTACTCGTCACTGATTTGATTTCAAAGCTACGATCAAAATCAGCAGCCGTAAAACTGGTTCCTGATAAACTTGTTGTGCCTGAAAAGGTTACAATATCTCCCTCATTAGCTCCATGACCGTTGATATTAACAGTAACATTGGCAGAACCATTTGTAGTTGTAAACGCACTTGTTACAGAAGTATTGGATTGACGCTCAGGAGTAATGTCATAGAGAATGTCATTAGCAAATATGTATAATTTTTTATCAGTGCCGAGAGCAGCGAGACGTGTGCCATCTAAGGCTACCCAGTGATGAGCATCACGAGCCACACCAATAAGAGTGTTGCTTTGTGTTTGTTCCCAACCACCTATTTTTTCAGGGAGTCCGTAACGAAAACGGACATTATCAGAATCTACATAACCACCAGACGCACCTAAGCTACTGGTCTGTTTTTGTATCCCCGGTTTGAGTTGTATCTTTGTTAATGTCATCTGCTAAACTAAACATGGATCCAACGTGACCATTAAAATGCATATTACCGTGATGCTGTAAAGGCGACGCGATATCCGCCCATATCTTACCACCTATTTTACGCCATAGTCTAGAAAAATAATAATCCTCGCTTAGATACCTTTGATCCTTATCCCAATCTAACTTACCAACACCGAAAAAATCATAACAATTTTCTGAAGCATATCGACCACCCTTGATGATTTGATCTGTTTTGTATTTGCGTTCAGGATAAGCCTTTTTCATTTTTTTAAAGACGTCTCGTTTGATCAGCATCATTCCAGTAGCGGCTTCTAATACTTCACAAAAACCGTTTTTTAGTTGTATGCCTTTCGGGTTTTCAAAATTTAAATTATATCCCAAAGCCTTATAAGAAATCTCATCTTCTGTAATCTCAGGGTTTTTTTTCACTGCCTTAATAACTTGATCCCAGTGAATACATTTACGAGGATAAATACCACAAGCAATGTCCTTATCTGCTCTGATTAACCGTTCTATATTTTCAGCCTTAAAACCAATATCGGCATCTACAAACAATAAATGTGTTCCCACAAAATTTGTATCATCTAAAAACATAGAAACAATGGTATTCCGTGCACGAGTAATTAAAGACTCGTTCCCCATGGTTTGTAACTTCATCTGAATATTTTGAGTAATTGACCATTGTTGTAAATTTAAAACTCCGTGAAGACTACTTTCACTCAGCATGCCACCATACATAGGCATTCCTAAATATAGTCTAATACTATGATCTTTGAGATCGCCTTCTAACATATTTTTCTCCATGTTTCAGGACTAGGTAGACAATGTTCTGACTTAATCCCTTCTTTCATTGTTAATAAAACATCAGCAGAAACACTAATGCGTGGTCTATCTTTTGTATTTTCTTCTGTTCGATGAAGAAGATGACTAGGAAAGATAATTAATCCTCCTGTTTCTGAAGGATATGTAACAGAAGCAAAATTAATATCACTCCACTCTTTGTAATAATCATCTCGAGAAGGAATATACATTCCCCCTTTCAATGCGCTTTCTGGTTCGAAAATAACATTACCTTGTTCTTCTGCTTCGACATAATATACTAAACTATAATGACTAGCTGTATGTTTGTGACTAGCAATATGCTGACCTTTTGTCGAAAGAGTAGCCCAAGCTTTGGTAATGTAGGTATCAAAAACTTCCATACGAAATTGATTTGCATTTAAAAATATATTTATTTGTTCTTGAATTGCATCAAATAACTTTTCAAATTTAGGATTATGATGAATATTATCATTGACTTCTTTTGATTCACTGGCCTTAACATCGGTTGTTGTTGCAAAAGAGGTCTTTGAAGGTTTTACCTCATCATAAATAACTCTTAATATTTCTCTGTTGATTGTTTGATAATTATCTAATTTCGTAATAAAGATAGGGTTACCAAACCACTTTTTCACTTCCCACTGCATAGTTTTCCTTTCTATTTAAATGGATTGCCAATACTCCATATAACTAATGAATAGCGAGTTCCCTTCGTAACAGGAGTAACTCGATGCCAAACGAATGAAGGAAAAACAATAATAGAGCCTTTAGCTCTTGCTTCTTCAGCTGTTAGAATAACAGATTTACTATCTTCACAATTACGTAAATCAAATTCTAAATTACCACCTTCATATAAATCACCGTCTTCTAAAGAGACAGTCACGGAAAGTTTTCGAATGGTTCCGTGTTCCATGGTCCCCGGTTTATCGTACGGGAGTAGATGAGAATCTTGATGCCAGTCATAGTATTGCTGTTCTTTGTACATCGTAAACTGACACATTTCTGATCCCATCCAATCAAAGTTCCACCCTGCTTTGACATTCGCTTCTTGAATGTAAGGCTCAATGGCTTCGTATAACCACAAGTCTTGCATCCATGTCACCGAAGAGTTTCTTGATTTTTGTAAATTTTCGTCTGCTACTTTCGCTTCTTGAACAACTTGTTGTTTACCTTGTTCAATAATCTTATCGCAGAACTCATGAGATAAAGCTTGGGGAAAAACGTAATAATAATTCTGAAGTAGCATTTCTAGGTGATTCGTAAGAATCGATATTTAATCTCTCCTGTGCCTCCCGCACCACCAGCAGATTGAGGTTGTGCGCCACCACCTCCACCACCAGATCCTCTTGTTCCCGGACTAGCTGCTGTTCCCGCAGGTCCACCTGCTCCACCAGCAATAGCTCCACCATAAGATGCTCCACCATTACCACCTGTAATTTGACAGTTATCACCAGAACAGTTTCCTAAGTTTTGACCTGCAACACCATCACCTGATTGGTTAAAGGTACCTGTCGGTCCTAAGTTTAAAGTTGTGGCAGTTGCGAAAGTAACGGTTGCACCATTAGCTTCTCGAAATGTTCCTGATGTTACAGGGGTTGCGCTCACGGTTGCTGTACCTCCAACAGAAGGAAGGTTAGTACGAACGGTACCATTTGGTGATGTACCTCCACTAGAACTACCTGCTGTACTTCCTGTTAAACTAAAAATAGATCCTGTGGTACTGCCAGAAAGAACT